GAAGTGGTTAACAAAGATTCGGCGTGGTACAAACTGCGCAATCATTTGGTTAAATTCCGTGGCACTAAAGTTGACTTGTCAGAGTCAACGGTAGCAGTCCTTTACCATGAAGCATACAAATGGTGTGAAGATCGCCATATGCAACCTGATCAATCAAACGAGTGTGTCAACAAAGCATTGATGTACCTCGTCCAAGATGAACCAGAACGCACTCGTATACTTCAAGTGATAAACCTCCTGTCGGTTAAGGAGGTTAATAAACCACAAGCTTGACTATCCGTTGTCAAGCAACCATATCAAACAGGCTTGATGGCCGTTGATCCCGAGATTGATGCTATAGTTAAAGATGCTCACAACCTTCAATATGGATTCTGGAAAGATTTCAATATTCAAGGAGTGAGGTTATCAGTCAAACGTATGGCACATAAATTCAAACCGAAAACGCAAAGATATTTCACTCAAATTTTAGGACTGGCTCTGAACAATATGAGAGTGGGCGAACACACACTGTTCAATGTGTTAGTAGCTGCAATTCGGCGATGGATTACTCACAAAGGGGTTGATGGCGTAATCAGGCCTGTAATCAAACCAAAACCCGGCATATTCCAGGAAGAACCATTCACAGATTTTGTTAAAATGGTGGCAAAATTAGTGTTGGACCGAATCCACGAACAGGGAGAAATGATCCCCTGGTCGCATGAGAAATATGTGTCGTTGGCACCAGCGCACAAGCAAGCTCTGTATGAAGCTACGCTTGAGCAGTCCAATGAAAAACAAAAGGTTTTGACCAGATCGGATTCGATCGTGAAAGCGCAAACAAAAGCTGAAAAGAAAGTTTATAAGTACGACTTAGTAGACAGGCTTTTCATGCCGCGCCCAACGATCTTCCATATTTTCTTCGGTAGTTTTATCAAGTCGATAGAACACCAGTGTTATGAATCAATAAGTGATATTTATTCAATGCTCAGTGGCTCCAAACTAGCTACAGTCACGAAAGGCATGAATATGATCGAGAAGGGCACGTTAATCTATGCGAAGAGCACTAGATTTAACAAACCTCGACACATATTGCTTGATGTTTCACATTTCGATAAACATGTATCTGTTAAGATCATGCGCGAGGTGGAACACATGATTTATAAGCTTATTTTTCCAAATAATCGTGAATTGGCAAAGCTGCTCACAGAGACTCTCAGTAATTATATTGATATTTTTACTAGGGATGGTTTTCGGGTTAAATGGACTAATAAAGGGGGTAGGATGAGCGGTGACGTGAATACAGCATTGGGTAATGTTATAGTCATGTGTGCATGCATCTACTACTATGCAAGAAAATATGTGACCAAAGTATTTGAATTCACAGATGAAGGTGATGACTGTTTTCCTACAATGGAAGAGCATCACTCGGGTGAATGGGACAAATTAACTGAGGTGTTCAAAGATCTGGGCTTCACGCTGAGAGTGGAGGCAATCGTGGATGACATCCACAAAATTCAATACTGTCAAGCTTCACCAATTTGCATTGGGGGAGTATGGCGTACCATCAGAACAATTGATAGTGTCTTTTCTAAAGACACTGCTTGTCTAACTGGGAAAACCAATGAAGAATTTCTTCATTGGCTATATGAGGTTGGAACTAACGGAGCTATAATCAATGATGGTGTTCCTGTATTCTCTGCGCTTTATGCTAAGTATAAAGAGTGGGGTAAGAGAGGAACATTGACTGCGCAGCAGAAAAACGACATGTTTTACGGTAGTCTGAGACAATTGTCATCTGGAATAGAATACATAGGTATGCCTATTACAGAGGACAATAGAGTTGAATTCTACTTGATGACTGGTGTTATGCCAGAGCATCAACTTATGATGGAAAAAGAGATTAGTGAATTACCAGGATTGGTGTTTTGCGAGGGGCCCCTAGATTTAAACGCTGTCCCATCACAACTCTCTAGCATTAAGCTCATCAAAAGCTTACTCGACCACAAGTAGTAAAAACAATGACGAAACAACGTTTGAAAGTGCAGACTCAAAACAAGAAAACACAAAAACAACAACCTTCACAGAAGAAGGTGAAAACTCAACCGGGAGTATACCAAGTACTCAAAGACACAATTCCGAAAGGACTGGGTGTTTTGGGAAATTTGGTGGAACCTGGGCTAGGATCTGTCGCGGACTTAGTATCATCCAAAGCAATGGATTTGTTTGGAAAAATAACCGGATTTGGAGATTATACAGTGGACTCAAACTCACTTATAGCTCACCCAAACGTGGTTGATCCTTTACCAAGCAAATTCGGGGATGGTAGCATCCGCGTTAAAGATTCGGATTTTGTCCAATTTATCGTGATTAAGGCAGGTGGGACCTTTCAGAAAATTGGGC